GAGAAGAAGTGAAACCTGTGTTATCTTTTTGTACATTCACCACTTTATAAGTTTGTGCTGCAACCAAAGTATTACCATCAACATCTTTATAAGCATCAACAGCTAAAGTATTACCATGTTTGACAGTTGGCACATCAACAGTACGACAAAAAGCAATTGGTTGTGTACCTTCTACCCCTACACCAAATTCTTCTTCAAAGTATTCGTTATTTAAAATAAGTTCTATTGTTGATGTTTGACCACTTGTATTTGTAAAAGTAGCTGTTCGACCATGTCCAAAACTTGGATCTAAGTAAGAACTCATATCTTCTTCAGTTTCTAATCTGTATTCAGACATTATTGCTCCTCTAAAATTAATTCTATTAAACCTGTGTTATCTGGTTGTACATTTTTAATTACAAAAGTAGTTTCAGCTTTTAATACTGTACCTTTATTAGTTGTGATTGCATTGACAATTAAACGATCTTCTTGCGAAATATAAGGTACATCGCTTGATTTTAAATATGCTCTAGGTTGAAAACCTTCTACAGAAACACTATTACCAGCAATATCAAAGTATTCTTGATCTATAATTATTTCAATATTTTCTCTGTTACCAGAATCAATATCAAACCAAGTATCAATAAAACCAATCCTTTGATCGAATAAAGAATTTTGTACTTCAAAGAAAGTAGCAGTTACCCCATGACCAGTTGTACTGTCAAAATAGGATTTAAAATCTGCTGAACTTTCTAATGCCATTACTTACTTTTTCTTTTTTTTAATTTAGGTGTTTTGGAAGTTTCTAAACCAACACTTCGATCAGAAGTTTTTTTGGTTTCTTTTTCTACATATACTTCAGCTTTGTTGTAACCTACTAAGGTATTACCTTCAGCTTCAGATAATTCCACTATATCTCCAACTGTTAATTTTTTTGAGTCAGCAACAGTATCAGACAAAATTAAATATTTTTTCATTCTAATCTCTCTTTTTGAAAAAGCAGATGAGAAAATCCCATCTGCCTTTTCAGTAGTTAGTACCATCTATTAAGATGCTGCACAGAAAGAAACTGCATGACGCACTGCTACATCAACAGATTGTAATGCTACGACTCTTACTGTTCCTGAAGTTGAATTTGTAAAAGGATCAACAACTAGGTCTAACCCACCAAACATACCAACTAATAAGTCATTGAAGTTACCAAAGACATAATTGTTAGCTGTTATTTGTGGAGATACCACAACTGGATAACCATTCATTTCACCATTAGTTAAAACGAATTGAGCAGTATTACTTGCTTTTTCAGTTGTTTTTAAAGTACCAGCATTAGTAGGATGAACTATGTAAGATAGATCGCCCAACAAAGCATTATCAACACTTAGTGAAGATTCCATGCTAACGATTTCTGCAAAAGTAGGTGCTGCTGCACTACTTAGAGAAACAGTATTAATACCAGTAGTATTAGTTATCCCTGTAGGATTCCCAGATGAACCACTTCCTTCAAGAGCTGCATCATCTATAGCAATAGCCATAGCTGCTGCAAGATCGTTTCTAATCAAGTTTTCAACATCTAAAGATGATTGAATCATTAATTGTCTAGTAACGTCTGTGAATGCACCTAAAGTTTTAGGTGACATAGTGACTGAACCAATAGTCATTTCTGACTCACCAGCCGCACCACCTTCAGAACTTATGAAAGCTGCTGCACTTGCTGCTGTTTTTTTAGGGATTTTAACGTCACCAGATAAGCCATTAAGCATAGTAGCTAAAGGCATAACTGCACTATTGTTACGAAGAACATCAATAAAATCACCAGCTCTAAAGTCTTGACCAATTAAATTAGAATCATCAGAAGCGTTCATATCACGCTGACCCCAATTGGCTAGTACCTCTGGTGGTAGTAAAACACCTTGAGCAGTTTTTCCATAGATTTTTCCAGCAGCTTCAGAACATTCAAATTCAAAAGCAGCTTCCTCTTGTAATTTACGATCAGTAGGATTAGCCATAGCTCTAATAGCTCTTAAAATGCTAAATCTTCTAATCTCCTGTTTATCAAGACCAATTTCAGAAGGAGTTTCTAAAGGTTTATCATTAGAAATATTTTCTAATAACATTCCTCTAAATTCTTCAACTGAAAGACCATCTTGAATAGCTTGATTGCCTAAGTCTGCTTTGTTGTGTCTTTTCGCTAAATCAATGATCTCTTTCGAGTTTCTTTTGAAATCAGCTTGAGCTTCAACAAATGCTTGACTTTTGACTTCATCAAGATTTATTTCATTCTTTTCTTCCATTTCTTTTTCCTCTTTATGTGAAATAGTTTGTTTAGTTTGAGAACGACCTACTCCGACTAATCGACTTTGATCGGCTGGTATTGAAACCATGCTTACCTCCATTGGAGTAAAAGCTGCACGATAATAAGTTTCATCGTCTTTTTCGACTCGTTCCATTTTGTCAATGCGATAGCCAAGACTCACATTCAAGCGAATCCCATCAACCACATCTTGAAAGACTTCACGAGCAAGATCAGATTTTCCAAATCTGACTAAAGCAGTTGTTCTTTTTGCTTCCTCGTCTAGTCTAAATTCCTCAATCACCCCTATTTGTTTCGTCATATCGTGATCCAACAATAAAGGTGCTGTTTTGCTTTGTATAAATGACATATTTATATCTTCAGCTTTATGTGAAAGAACTTCCTTACCGAAACTTCTTTCAACTGGTTCTTCAGAAGATACTCCCATTCTGACAGTTCTTTTTTCCTCATCAATATGCTGCGATCTAGATAAAGTAATAGTTCTGTATTCAATTTTTTCATCGATTACATTTCTGTCTTTATCTTTTTCTTCATCATCATGATATGGTCTTTCTTCCTCTGTCATCTCCATTTCCATTTCTTCAGAATCATCCTCAACCTTTTTGAACTCAACAATAACACTATTGTCAGTTTCAGAAACATTAAGGATATGTCTATCTTCTTTTTCAATATCCATAATTTTTTCCTCTTTATTTTTAGTTGATAAAGGATGTCTTTCAGGGAGCAAATCTTGATCGTGTTTGCCACCCTGAAACCTTCCATTTCGCAAAGCGAAAAGAAAACTGTTTACTCTTGCATAAGCCCATTGTTCAGCAGATCCTACGTTTGGTCTAACTGAAGCTGGATTAGTTTTGTAAGCACCAATCCCTCTTTCAAATACTGCAAGTAATACTCTATAAGTTGTTCTTTTAGAAGCTGCATTGTTTACTTCTTCATTGTGTTCTTTTACTTTTTCTCGCAAACCTTTTTCGACAGCATCTGAAACTTGTCTATCTTGTTGGGCTTGACTAGCTGAACCTGATTCTTTGCCTTCTCTATATTTTATAGCTTCTAAAACAACATCTTTCATTCTTTGTTCACCAAGAGTTCCTATAACTCCCCACTTCATTTGAGCAATGACACCAGCAATATTTGATGGTCTTGCTTTTTTTTCACCTGACTTAAATTGTTTACCATCTTCAAAATGTCTAGCAACCCATGCTTCTCGTTCTTTGATCCAAGACAGCACACCTTCTGTTTCTTCACCATTTCTAGCTTTTGTCCAAAGATTAAATGCTTCATTACCTCTGATGTTACCACCAGCTTTGTATATGTCATTATCGTTTTCTTTGACCCCAGCAATAAAATCATAATCAAATTGTGGGTAATTAGAATTTCGTAAAGATATTTTTTTATCTTCACCTTTGGTTGGGAAATCTGTTAGATCGTGCTTACTCATCATCCCCGCCTTGAATATTTGCTTCAACTGGTAACTTAGTACCAAAAGGTTGATAAGCTATTTCAATACCATATTGTTTGGCTAATTCAACTTCTTTTTGATGTTGTTCAAATAGTTCTTCAGTATCGCGACCATAAGCAGCAGATATATCTGAATAAGTCATTGTGCCATTTTGCAAACCTAAAACACTTGATTGCATTTCTTTCAATGGATCAATCCATTGGAAACTTCTTGGTATGTAATTTATTGCTCTGGCAAATTTATCGTATTTAGCAATCGGTAAATTGATATAACCACTTGAAATTGCCATTTCTAACCAAGACTTAAAGACTGGATCAATGAAATGTTCAACTACAAATTGTTGATATATTTGAAACATAGAACGATCTTCTAAAGCACCTTGTCTGATTGAAGAATAATTAACACTTGTCAAATCGTTAGACAAAGCATGATAAGAAATATTCAAACCAGAAGCGATTGATCTTAGTACCGATGTAGTAAAAGATTCAAAAGCAGATGTTGGATGGTTTGGATCAAATGCTTTGAAATCCATTCCAGCTGGTAATTGTTCAAAAGTACCAGCGTTAGCATTAGTGACTGGATTGTAAGTATCTTCCATTTCGGAATCACCAACGTATGAGTCACCATCATTAGAAACAAAGAAACCCATTTTAGAAGCACCGACTCTAGCTGCTACTATTTCTGCTTCTAAGTAGCCATTGAGCATTTTTACATTACTCATTACTTGAGCAATAAAAGAAACTCCTCTAGTTTGTTCTGCTCTAGTTGGTAGATAAGCATGAATTATTTCATCTGCTGGAACTCTAATATAAGCATTTTGATTGTTATAAGTTTTGTCGTAAGGATGATTTTTATATAAATGGTAAGCAACTGGTTTATCGTTAGCATCAACTTCAACACCCATTTTTATTTTATTGCCATTACGACCTATATCATTTTTCTTTTCATCTAAATGATCGGCTTCTAAAAATTGTATTTGAAAACCAAAAGGACTGTTTGGATTTTTTATTTTTCTAATTAAAACTTCACCATCCCTTGCTAATGATTCAACAAATATTTTTTGACAATCAGTAAAAGACAATCTGCCATTAGCAGTACAGTTACCTAGTTGTGTCCATTCTTTCCATGCTCTTTCAATTAATAAATTAGCACCAATGTCTAATGATTGATCGTCATTTCTAGCTTTGGATGAAATTCTAATACCATGCTTACCAATAACATTTGAAACCATTAAATTTAAATATCTTGCAATGTAAGGATCATTTCTTGAAAGCTCTCTGGCACGATCTCTAAGTATTCTTATATTGTCTTTTATTTCTGCATCAGCAGAAGCAGACGAAGTCAAAAAGTCAGCAAACAATCTACCTGTATTTGCACCTTGATAACTTCTTTTGAAGCTAAATTTCTTTTTAGGTTTTCTACCTAATAAATTATCGTACCAAGCCATTATGTATAGTCAGTTGGATTAAATGTTTCTGTTGAGCCAAATTTTACTTTTACAGTATTCCCTGACCCCCTATTATTTTTAATTCTTGCCATTTTAACTTCTTTTAAATATTCTGTTTTGTATCTATCACGAAAAGTCATTAATTCATCAACAGATAATCTTGATAAAGACCGACCAGCTATGGACATTGAACTTTGATCCATAGTTGCACGATTGGAAATGACAGCTTCAATTGCATCTAAAACTATTTTTGCATGACTTCTAACAGAAGCTGTTGTAGTTGCATAATTATCTTGTATCTCTGTGTAACCTTCACCAATTTTTATTCTGGCAGAATCAGATGATCTAGTTATGTAACCAATCCAGTTGTATCTACCTTTGGTAAAAGAAGTTGTGCTTGATGTTGAAATAATATATTCATCATTTGCTTCAGTAGCTGTCAAAGTAAAATTAGCAGCAGTAGAACCATCAATTAGATTAAATTCATAAGACAAAGCATAAGATGCTGTTGGATAATCTGTAGATAAATCTGTACGTTTCCATGCCCAAAAGTCACCAAGCTGTAATTCAACTGGTTCTGTAGTTGGAAAGTTAGAAGAATCAAATAAGTTGCTCAAGCAAAAACCTCATTAATTTTAGATATATGTAAATCGAATTATACCTTATATCTGTATATAAAATAAGATTGAAATTATATAATCTAATTTAATTAAATTTTTACAAATTATGGATGATTTTTATTTAGTTTATATTTTAGGTTTGTGTGCTTTTATTATCTTCATAGATAATTATTATCCTAATGCTATGACTGTAATTAAAAAAAAATTTATTAAAAATTTAAAAAAATATTGGAAAGCACTTAAAGAGTATGATTCTGGTAATTAATCATTTCCAGCTATTAGCAAAATTACCTCTGTTACGATCAATTCGCAATCTTTGTTTTCTTTTTGGTTCAGGTGGTCTAGTTTCACCTGTAAGTGTTTTTTCTTCTAAGACATCAAAGTTTGGATTCAAGATATATATTGCAGCAAAACAATAAACCAAAGTATCTAATGCTTCATTCCGATCTCTTATTTGTTTCCAAACCATAGTAGGTTTACCTCTGACATATTTTGTAATTCTTTTTTCTGCTGTTAGTTGTTTAAAATATTCTTCATCTATGTCTGCTGCAAAATGTATTGTGGTGTTTTCAGGATCAGCAGATAATCTGGCAAAGATTGCTTCTTTAGCTGTATCAGTACCAACTGGATATAAGACTGCTTTGTTTTTACCAACATAAGTTGGTCTATTTGCAATTGGCTTATTAGCTTGACTTGCACCTTTAATAGCAAAAATTCTTCTGGCTTGTCTTGGTTTGGTAAAATAATAGACTTGTTGAGTATGGTGTCCACCTGAGTCAATGCAAGTACATGAGATAGGTAAGATTCTGTTTGATTCTGTTTTAAATCTTTTCTTTAAATAATTATCTAATTCTGTCCAAACATTAGCAGCATTTGGATCACCCCAAAAGATTTTATAATCTATCACCCAACATTCGTAGTTCTTGCCAAAACCGACTAACTGTAATTCTAATCTATCTTTTTGTGTATCAACACCAGCAACTAAGACTAAGACATCTTCTGGTATAGCTGTTGGATCATAATTCAATCTACGTTCTAACAATGTTTCATACTCAACTGCATCACCTTGTTCTTCCCAAGATTCACCAAGAGCAGTGTTAATCCAAGTTTTTAACATTTCAGGTTGTTTCTTAGCTTCTAAAAATGCTATTGCCATATCTGCCCACGTTGACCAAACAGAATACAATTCAGAAATATGAAACCCAGCAGTATTGACTGAAGGTTTGGTTGCAATCC